ATACTCAAGACTGAGTTAGACATCTTAAAAAATAAACAATATCAGGCAGAGGCTGCTATGAAAATAGCATATCTTGAAAAGGATAAAGCAAAGTTTTTAGAAGCACAGCAAGCGCAGCTAACAGCCATTAACGACCTTGAGATAAGAAAGATTAAAGTTTACACTGACACTAAAGCTCTACTAGATAAGATTCGTGCGGGTAAGAATGATGAGTATAATAAACAGCTTTTACAAAATGAAGCTTTCAGCGTTTATAAAAATCAAACTGAACAAATAGCTTTACAGCAAAAAGACCTTAACGCGCAGTCTACTGATTTGGCTTTGCAAATGCAAAGAGCTCAGCAGGCAGGAAATAAAGCTTTAGAAGAAAAGTTAAGATTGCAAAGAGAAGGTTTGCTTAATCATGTTAAAGACCTTCAGGGACAAAAGGATGAGATATGGAATGCAGGAATACAGGCTCAAGCTGAGGTAAAGACTGAGAAAGAATTAGCTGCTATTGCTGCTAGAAAAGCTAAGCAAGCTGAACGCAAGAGCGCAGCAGATGCAGCAGCTAAGAAGTTAGCAGATGACATTCTTGCAATCGAAGAACACATGGTAGAAGTTCAAAGATCTCTCATGCCCGATAAAGAACGTGAAATTTTGTTATTGGAAGAGAAGCAAAAGGCAGAATTAAAGACATACGAAAAAGCTAAAAAGAGTGAAACAGACATAACAGAATTAAAGAAAACTCACGCTACCGAGCTAAAAATTATTAATGATAAATACGCTAAAGAAGCGCAAGATAAATTAGATGAAATTGCTCTTAAAGAAAAGGAAGCTGCTGAAGAGAGAAAGAAAGAGAAACAAAAAGAGGTAGAAGATTTACAAGCTATAATTGATGCAGCTGATAAAAACAATATCATGCAGCAATATACTAAGCAGCAGCAAGAGTTAATAGCTAATGATGAGTATTATCAGCAACTTATATCGCAGGCAAAAGCATCGGGATTAGATAGCGAAGCTTTAGTAACAGAACAAGCGCGCAAAGAGAATGAGATAAAGAAAAAATACAGAGACGAAGATGCAGCCAATCGCATGGCTAACATCCAGCAAGGTTTTGAAATGGCTTCGCTTGGATTAGATGCGCTAATGAGTTTAAATGATGCAGCTGCTAAAGGAGATGAAGCAAGCCAACGCAAGACGTTTGAGAGAAACAAGTTAATGCAGAAAGCTCAAGCTACCATAGCTATGGCTAGTGGAATTGTAACACAGTTAGCTGTACCACAAGATCAGTTGAAAGGAATAAACTTCGTCAAAGCAGCAGCATTAGCAGCAGCGGGTATAGCTAATATTGTTAAGATTAATCAAACTCAATTCACAGGAGGCACTCCTCCATCAACAGCAAATCTAAATGAGCCAACGGGCCCAAGCGCACCCGCTATAGATTTCAGCGGAGCTAACATGCAGGTTAACGCACCAGGTAGCACTGAGACCTATGTACTTGCGGGCAACGTAGCAAACGCATTAGAGGCAAGACAAAAGATAATTGACCAATCTCACCTATAACAAATAACTAATTTTTTCCACTATAAAATATGAGCGAAGATAAATTGAAACTAATTGAATACGGCCTCGGAGAGGAAGAGGATAACATGGGTGTATACGCTGTGAGCCTTGTATCTGAGCCTGCCATAATGGTAGACTTTGTAGCGCTTTCAAAAGCTAATCTTTTACTTGCAAGAGTAGAGGATGGAGAGAAGCGCATGCTGTATGGCCCTGCACTAATCCCTAACCAACCTATTGTTAGATACGATGGTAATAACGAAAAGTATTACATCACTTACTCTAAAGATACCATAGAGCAAACTGCTCAGGAATTCTTAAAGAGAAACATGCACCACAACCACACGATTCAGCATGAGATGCCTGTGAATAATCTCACAGTAGTAGAGTCTTGGGTTACTACAGGAGCACATGATAAAAGCATGAACTATGGCTTTGAGCTTCCTGAAGGAACTTGGATGATAGGTGTAAAAGTAGATAATGAAGCTACATGGCAAGCTGTAAAGAATGGAGAAGTTAAGGGCTTTTCTATTGAGGGATGGTTTGCTCCAATGAGTGAAACTCAAGTACAAGAGAAAGACTTAGAGAAGCTATTAGCTGAATTAGCTAAAGCGCTTGAAATGAATTCGTAAATTTTTCCACTAACTAATATAACACATCAACATGATTCAAGAAATTTTAAACAAATTCACTCCGATGCTGAGCAAGCACGGAATTAAGCTATCTGTTGAAGAGACTGCTGCACCGGAAGCTACACCTGTAGCAATGGCTGTAGAAGGAGCTTTAGCAGATGGCACCATGATCTACTCTAATGCTGATGCATTTGCTGAGGGAGTAGACGTATTCGTAATGGATGCAGATGGCAACCCAACACCTCTAGCTGATGGAGAATACACAATGGATAACGGTATGACTATCGTGGTATCTAATGGTATAATCGAATCTATGGCAGAGGCAATTACTGAAGAGCCATCTGTAGAGATTGAAGTAGAGCAAGAGGTAGCTGAGACTTACTCTAAGGAGCAAGTAGAAGGATTACTTAAAAATGTAATCTCTGAATTTGAAGCTAAGCTTAGCGCTGCTGAGAAGAAAATCACTGAGCTTTCACAAGCACCAGCTGCAACAACTGTAAAGCAGTCTAGACAAGCAGCACCTCAAGCACCTTTAAACATTACAGCAATGAGTAACATCGAAGATAGAACTCGTGCTATAGTAGCAAGATACAAAAACAACTAAAAACAAAAACAAAAACAAAAACACATGGCTGATAACTTGACCATCACCTCAACCTACGCCGGCGAATTAGCGCTACCGTACATCGCAGCAGCTGTCCTTTCAGGGGATACTATTGCTAACAATTACATCACTGTTAAAGAGAACGTAAAGTACAAAGCTGTACTTAAGATTCTTGCTTCAACAGGATTAGTTAAAGCTGCTACTTGCGACTTTGACAACTCTACATCTGCTCTTACTCTTGAGGAAAGAGTATTGACTGTAACTGACCTTATGGTTAATATCCAACTTTGCAAAGCAGAATTTACAAAAGATTGGGAAGCGGCTCAAACAGGTCGTGGATTTATTAATGATGTAGTTCCTGCTAACTTCTCTGATTTCTTAATCTCTCACTTGGCTGCTAAGGTTGCTCAAGAGATCGAGTGCAATATTTGGAAAGGTAACTGGCCATCTTCAGGATTCACAGGATTCAACGGATTGCAATACTTAATCGATGCCGGTAAAGGTGGTACACCTGATGTAGATTTCGGAGCTTCTTTGGATGCTACTAACGTAATCGCTAAACTTCAGTTGTGTACAGATGCTTTGCCTGCTACATTGGTAGGAAGCCCTGACCTTAAGATCTACGTTAACCGTAAGACTGCACAGTTATATCGTCAAGCTTTGGCTACTGCAGGATACTTGCAAACGTTCCAAGGTACTGCTCAGTTCCCATTGACCTTCAACGGTTACGATGTGTATGTATGCCCAGGTATCTCTGACTCGGTTGTTATCTTAGCTACTGTAGCTAACTTAAACTTCGGAACTGATTTGACTTCAGATTTCAACGAGGTGAAAGTAGTAGACATGAGCTTTACTGATGCATCTGATAACGTGAGAATGGCTATGCGCTTCCGCGCTGGTGTTCAGTACGCAGTACTAGGTGATATCGTTATCGGATTTGATAACTAAATAATACTCCTTTGTTAAAAGAGTGGGTTAGCTATTAGCAGCTGCCCATTCTTTGCAAAGAATATTTAACTAATTAATATAAAATAACTATGAGCTGTTTAACTACCGCAGGAATTTTAATCGCATGTAAAGAGGCGATTGGTGGCATTAAAGCTATCTACTTAGGAGATTATGCTACATTCGCAAACAGTGCTACTATTGATGGAGGAACTAACTTAGTTACTGCTCTTGACACAGGAAGCGTTTACGAATTTGAGCTACCTAAGCACACAGGATCATTCACAGAAGAGGCTGCTATCAGCATCGAGAATGGCACTGTATACTACACACAAACTGTTGTGGCTATGTTTCATGGCATGACTGCTGCAAGAGCTCTACAACTTCAAAACATTGCTAAAGGTCGTAACGTACTTTTTGTACAAGACAATAACGATAACATTTGGATGTGTGGCTATAAGGATGGTGTAGAGGTTACAGCCTTTACTACAGCTTCAGGAACTGCTAAAGGAGATATGAGTGGTTACACTATTACCTTCACTGGCGAAGAGAAAGATAAGGCATACTTGTTAGATCAGGATGCTGGAGATACTCCATTCCAAGACTTTGCTACAGTTACTGTAGTACCTGCATCACTATAAGTAAAATTGTGCTATATTTAAAGCATGATTTACTTACTTAAAAATACAGCAGCACAGCTCCTCTACCTTACACTAAAGGAAGGGGAGCTTTTGCTTGCTAATACCTATACGCATTACCTGCTCGAATTAACTAACGAGCAAACATTAGAAAAGCTTTACGCTATCCCTACTCAGATAGCACAGAATGATAGGTATACTACCATTCAGATTGGCACGAATGCCAACACGCCATTAGCTGCAAGCTTATTAATTAACTATCCAGCTAGATTCAGCTACATAGTTTACGGGCAAAATAGCAGCACTAACTTAGATCCTACCAATGCGGTAGTAGAGGGAGTAATTGAGAAAGGATATTTGATAGTAGAAGATATTACTACTCCACGATTCACAGAGCCAAACCTAACCATAGATTCAGATATAGCCTACAATGGATAAGATACAACACGCAGCACCCATGTTAGTTAATCTTGGCGCAGCAATGCCTCAAGAGGCTACTGAAAAAGAGACACCTAAGGGATGGGTAACATTAGGCGAGGCTAATCTATTTAGCAATTACTTAATTGATTTATACTATAGCTCACCTGTGCACTCAGCACTTACCATGAGCATAGCGTTTATGATAGCAGGGAAGGAATTTAAGAGCACTAATCCTGCTGCGCAACGTGAGATAGATAGATTGAAATTAAACGCAATCAGAAGGCCTATTACGCTAGATGCTAAGATGCAAGGTGGTTACTACTTAGAAATTATTTGGAGTGTAGATAGAACAACTGTAGCAAAGATTAATCATCTGCCTTATGAGAATGTTAGATTGGCTGTTGCTAATGATGAAGATGTTATACCTGGTGTTTATTATTCTAAAGATTGGAATGATATGCGTAAGAAAAAGAATGCGCCTGTATTTATTCCGATGTATAACGCAACTACAAAAGCAGATGAGCCTTCTCAAGTGCTATTTGTGGGGATAATGACACCAGGCTCTGCTTACTATCCTAAGCCTGATTACTACAGTGCTATCAATTACATTGAAATTACAAGAGAAATCAGCGAATTCTACCGAGCTTTCTTAAGCAATGGTATGGCACCTAGCTATTTCTTACACATGAATAACGGTATTCCTGATCCTGAAGAGCAGATGGCTATTCGCAGAAATTGGGAGACTTTGATGGGTGCTAGAAAGGCAGGTAAAGTAGTATTCACATTCAACGAATCAGCTGATAGAATGCCTCGCTTAGACCTTGTGCCTATGACCGATGCTGATAAGCAATGGCAAGAGCTTAGCGTGCAGTCACGAGAGAATATATTAGCAGCTCACAGAGTTACCTCACCTCTATTATTTGGTATTAGAGATGCAGGAGGATTAGGCAGCAATGCTGATGAGATGAAAAATGCTTACAGAATATTTAATAAGAATATCATTGAGCCATACCAACAAATCGTTACAGATAGTCTTGAGGAGATATTTAAGGGTATGGGGATTGTGGCTGATATTTATATTGAGGCTAATGATATATTCTCTGATGAGCTGGATGCAGCAGCAACTGAAGTAATTGCACCAACTGTTGCAGATAATGCAACTACTGACACTAACACAGCTACACCTGTAGCACCAGCAGGAGCATCAGTAAGTGATGTAACTTATAACGGTGCACAGATAGCAAGTGCTTTAGAAATTGTAGCAGCAGTAGGTAGTGGAGCATTAACTAAGGAGCAAGCTATTGTATTCTTAGTACAATTCTTACAGCTTCCAATAGACGTAGCTACTGCAATGTTTGAACCTACCGGAGGGAATGCTGTAGCTAAACTATCTGCTCAAAAAAAAAAGATTAATTTAGATCCACAAGAGAAGCCTCCAATCTTTACAGATGAGGATGAGAGTTGGTGGTGCGAATTCTTAGAAGATAAGGGCGAGATAGTAGACGAGGAAGAATGGGAGCTTATAGAAGAGGAGCTTGTTAATCTTGCATCAGTTCGCAGCTATGCTAATCCCGATGAGACTAGTGTAATTGATAGTGGCTTATACAAAGTTCGCTATGCATACACAAAAAATACAAGCTCTAAGAGTAGAAGATTTTGCAGACAAATGGCTAACGCGTCACGTAATGGATTTGTTTACAGATATGAAGATTTGCAAGCCATGGAGCGTGATACTAATGAGCTGAATCCTAACATGGGCCATAACGGTAATACCTATAGCGTTTGGTTATACAAGGGATCAGTCAATTGTAAACACGCATGGGAGCGTAAAGTATACTTTAGAAAACGTGAGAAGGGTAGATTTGTAAAAGATAACGGCCTAGAGTCATCTGATCCTATCTCAGTAGCAAAAGCTATACGTGCAGGCATGCCTTTGAAAGACATTGCTAAAGACTTTGCTACAGCTAATACTCGCCCATTTGATATGCCTGACCAAGGCAGATATCCAACTAATAAATAATAAACACAATGGCAATAGCACCCGAAATACTTTTCATTAACGAGGAATTCTTAAAGAAATATACTCAGCTGAATGAAGCTGTAGATACTAACCTTATTCGCCCTGCAATTTACTTGGCTCAAGATAAGTACATCACTCTTTGGCTTGGCACTAATCTAACTAACAAGATTAAAAGTGAGATAGAGAACGGCACGTTAGCAGGAGTCTATGAGACTTTGCTTAATGAGTATATCGTTAAGCCTACAGCGTGGTGGACTATGGTAGAGCTTTATCCAATGCTGATGTATAAGCATGATAATGGTAACTTAGTTACGCGCCAATCTGAAAACACTACAGCCATTACGCAGGGAGAGCTTTCAAGCTTAAGAGATATGGCACGTGAGAACGCTAACTACTACACTCAGCGCTTAGTAGATTACCTTTGTGCTAATAACTCAGACTATCCCGAATACAGCAATAATACTTCGCCTGATATTACACCCATCAGAGTAGTGAACAGACAAAGCCAAGTAGCTTTTAGTAGAAGTGCTAATGATGCTGCTAATCCATGGAATAGATTTAGTATTAGAAACTTTACTAACTAAATGAAGATAACAAAGGAAGAGCAAACACGTAAAGACTATGAGCGAAAGCTTAAGGTCTATTTAACCAAACGAGATAAAGAATTAAGAAATGAAAGCACCAACAATAGAAGAGCTTAAAGCTCAATTCACAGAGCTTGGCTACAAATGGCCTACTATTCACGTGGTAGGAATACGTAGCAAAGCTAACGAGCCTAACAAATTTGATGATCTAATAGGCTTAGTGCAAGGTGATCAGGTGAATTGGTACACCGGAACAACTAACCCAGGTACATTTTGGCTCAATAGTCCTATGAATTCTTTAGGCACAGCAGTACTTAAGGTAGGACAATATGTCGACAGTTATGTTATTGGCTTGCATCAGGGCAAATACACCGCGTTAAAGCAAGCAAAGAAAGTTACAGTGTTTAGAGATGCTGATAAGGATAGCGTTGCTGAGGAGCAAGGCAAAGAAGATACAGGCCTATTTGGAATTAACATTCACAGAGCTAACGAATCTGCTGAATCTAAGAACGTAGATAAGTGGAGTGCTGGATGCCAAGTGTTAAATAATCCTAAGCAGTTTAAAGAGCTTATTCAGGCCTGCATTAAATCAGGTAAGAAGTCATTCACCTATACACTACTCCACGAATTATGAGCAACCATCAGCAGCAAGTAGCAGAGGGAGTAACAGGTACAGTTAGCAGCATCTTGTTAAGTATTCCCGCATGGATGCTAGATGTAGAATTTGCACTAAAGATATTTTGTTTAATTTTATCAGCAGCAGCATCTATCTATACCATCTATAAGATGCGTAAGAAGAGATGAAATGGTTAAGGAGTGTATTCAGTAACGAAGGAGACGCGAGCTCTAAGAGAGTAGCATCTATACTAGCGTTACTTGTATGCATTAATCTATCTTACATTGGTACGTTCACAGAGTATAAAACTCCCGAATACATGTTCGATGGCTTGCTAATTTTAGCAGGTGGTGGGTTGGGATTAACAGTTATTGAGTCTATCTTTGATAAAAAGAAATCAAATGACACACCAAACGAAGGAACAAATTAAGTTAGCTGTAGTATTCACATCGGCTGTATTTACCTGCATTGTAATGCAGCTTATGTACATTCGGATTAAGGAAGATGAGAAAGCGCTAGAGGGCTATGAGAGAAGAGCAGATAGAGCTACGCATGTAATAGATTCGCTAGAGGCTACCAATGTCCAGCGCATGCTTGAGATAGAAGAGCTTAATGAGCAGTTAGAAAGAAACACCCAAATTTATGAAGCAAATATTAGCGCTATTGATTCTCTTGATAGGAATGGCCTTAAGCGTGCCATGCACAATCTACTCGCAAGCCTTACCGGAGAGAGATACCCTGGTGAGTCTAACGACTAGCGAAGTAAGAGCACTACTCAAGTTAAAGGCTGAGCGCGATTATCTGCTAGAGCAAAATACCTTATTGACAAAAAGTGATAAAATCTCAAGTTCTGTCATTAAGGATCAGGCTAAGACTATTGATGCTTGGGCCATCACTAACGAAAAGACTTCTCAAGATTTAGTTAAAGCACAGGAGCAGCTGTATAAAGAAACTGCACGTAAAGAATCTTGGCGCAGTGCAGCGTTAATAGGCATCCCTATCTCATTTGTAGGGGGCATTATCTTCAATCTACTTTTCTAAATTAACATTTCTTTGTTAATAACTTTGCTTTAATTAGTAAGGTTTCTTTTGCATATCTAAAATATTGTAGTACATTTGCTAAAATTAAATCAATAAGCAAATGAAAAAACAACTACTCTTTATCGCGATGTTAATCGCAGGCATGTTAATCGCGGGCACATTCGATGCTCAGACAGCAGAATTAGAATCACAACCAAATCACATAAATAAATAATCATGAAAAAACTATTTGAATTAGAAGAGCAGAACCGTTACGATGGCATGTACTACTATCTTAAAATTGATGGCAGCTATCACAAATCTTTTAGCACGTATGAAGAGGCAAAAGAGGAATATGATAAAGCAGTTAGCTTTACATTTAGCAAAACAATTATAC